TGCTCCGCACTGGTAGCGGTTGTCAACACGCGGTAACCGTCGGTGAAGGTGACAATAAAGGTTTTCATGGTTACAATTCCTTGTGGTGTTTGGTGCGGTTGGTTGAAATTAGGCGCGGCGGTCTCGCTTGCTTTGTGCCGTCTCACGAAGGTTGGCACACATGCCCGCCCCCATGGTGCGCCCGGTATAGGTGCGCCCGAATACCCGCGCCGTTACTTGGTACATGCGATTTGAAATGTAGGAATTAACATGCCACCCCGCCCCCAGACTGACAGTTCCCAAGAAAAGGCCGGTCCAAGTGGTGATATTCTTCCCGTCGGAACTGACATACGCAAAGAACTGTTCCGGCTTATCCCGCATCAATTCATAAAACTCGACACGTCCGCGCATGTCGTTATCGCAGGCCGCATAATCAGGGTGGGCCGCCTCATCCTCGGTAAGGTAGTTGCGTTTGCGGGATGCGCCGCCTTCACACATTACCGATTCAGCATAACGGGCGGCGCGGGCACAAATGGCGGCCTCGTTGATATAGTCCTGTTCAGTATAAGCCATGTTTAACCCTTGGTTTGTGTGTTTGTGTAAGGCAAACGTATGCCGTTTGTAGGCTCTTGTCAACAGACAAAAAAGACAAAACGTCATATAAAATTTGCATAATACAAGCGTTAGATATATCAATAATGGTATATCCCAAGACGACATAAAATGCGGCCGCGCTAAAAGGCTGTAAAATCAATAGGTTACGAGGATTGCAATAAATGCCCAAAAGGTCTGGCCGCCTCACCCCGCAAGAATTGACCTTTGCTAAGGTCATGTCCGATACGGGCGATAAGCACTATGCAGCGGACCAAGCGGGATACAGCAACGCCAAAGTACAGGGCTCCCAACTGATCAACAAGCCCGCCATACAGGCTCAGGTCATACAGTATCAGGCCGCGCGCCTGGTTGAACAAGGTCTGCCCGCTGCCATTGACTGCCTGATTGGGCTCGTCACCAACGACAAGGCCCCCGCTGGCGCGCGCGTACAGGCCGCTAAGATAATCCTGGACCGGTCATTTGGGGGCGATACGGGCGCTGCCGCCAAAGAATTGCACGAGATGACGCCAGACGAATTGCAGCAAGCCATCGATCGCTTGCGCAAAGAGGCAGCGGACCGGGCCAAGCCCGTGATCGATGTTGAACCCCAGGAAGGCAACATATTCGAGTAGCTGCGCTCACGTTGCGCGCAAAAGGCTTGACGTAACCCCCGGATAGCCTAGTATTTAAGTGTATTAGGCAGGGACTAACGAGCGGGCGGCGCGCTAATGCGAGGCGTTCGCACTGGTGGCAGGCCGTAACGGCCCGAGCCGACCCCCGGGGTATAGCACGAACCGGTCCGCGAAACGTCAGCCCCACGCCCGGACAAAAATGCGCCCTAAAATCCAAACCGGACGTATTGTCCGACAAGGCCCGATAAGGTACGATAAGGCCCGCAACGCCCCGTGATACCTCAACGGTAATCCCCGTTGACCCGAGGAGCGCAGGCTGAGTTCCTCTTGCCGCCCGGCAGGGGCTAGAGCCAAGCCCGACAAGGCGTACAGACCGATTTCCTCTTGCCGCCCAGCCCCCTCGCTTGACAACGCGGTTGCACTAGGATACAAAAAAGACACTCAACGCCACGGACGTGCCTAACCCTCCCTGAAAACCCGACCCACTATAGCGCTGACTGGGGCCTAAAAGCCCTGTCAGCGTTCTTTTTGTTGCCCCCCTGACCGATTGTATGTATGTTGGCTGTACCTCCATACATACAGGCGCGGCACATGGCAAACCCGACACCCTACTCCCCGAGCTACGGCTTTACGGGCTTTCAGTCAGAAAACCCCACGGACCCGCTGCCGGGCAATCGCCTGGACACGGAGTTATTTAACGTCGAGCAGACGACTGACGAGCTGATTAACGCACTGGGCGAGGTACGCCGCAGCGACGGGGCTTTGCAGAACGGGATCGTGACGCCTGAAAGCATGTCTACGTCAGCTTTGGCCCTGACCCAGAGCTGGGTTTTCAAAGGTGACTGGGCCGAGGACACGGCGTACAGCGTTGGCGATGTTGTATCGCAGGTAGGGGCAACTTACGTCGTCATCGTTAACCACACGTCGTCGAGCGACTTTCAGGCAGACCTTGACGCTGGGAAACTGATGTTGTTCGCCAACCCTTCGGGATCGTTGGGCGAGATACTGTTTCAGGCATTTGACGGGGATGGGTCCACCACGTCGTTTAACCTCGGCGTTATGCTGACAGACGTCAAGCAGGTGCAGGTTTTCGTAGACCAGACTATTGTTGACCCCGCCGACTTGTCCACTACAAGCACGAATATCGAGATCGCGACAGCCCCGCCGGTTGGCGAACGCAATGTGCTGGTGTTTGGCACGGACCTGGCGGCGACGACAAACGCTGCGTCTGCGTCAGCCAGCGCAGCTACAGCGACGACACAAGCCGGGATCGCGACGACACAAGCCGGGATCGCGACGACACAGGCAGATATTGCCACAACGCAAGCCGGTATTGCGACGACAGCGGCGGCAACGGCGTCTGACGCGGCGGATATTGTTACCGCCAACATCGACGCTATCGAGACAGTCAACGCCAACGCGACGAATATCAACACTGTTGCAGGTATCAGCGGCGATGTGACCACGGTTGCGGGCATTGCTGCAAATGTTACGGCTGTGGCGGGGAATGCAACGAACGTCAACACGGTCGCCGGGTCGATTGACGATGTGAATGCAGTTGGCACGAATATCGTCAAGGTGAGTTCTGTCGCGGACAACATGAGCGACGTTACAGCGGTCGCCGATAATGAAGCGAACATTGACACTTTGGCCGGTTTTGCCGATCAATTCGGCGATCTGTCCAGCATTGCAACGGATGCGGCTGCGTCGGCGGATAGTGCGGAAGCCTCGGCAACAACTGCCACAACGGCAAAAGACGACGCCGAAGCCGCTGCCTCTGTCGTTGCCACTATCTCCGCTGATTTCGCTCGTGACCCAACGGATCGCGTTGGCGAAAAGCCAGATGCGGATCATTTCGCGATTGAGGGATATGGTACGCCGTCCGACATGATTGTGTCTCGCGATACGCCCGCGACGACAATTGATAAGCGAGGGAGGGTTGAGACCGTCGGCAACAACATCCTTCGCCCTGAATACCGGGATGGCGTGTTGCTGGGGTGGCGGGTTGGGGGGCAGCGGACGAACCTTTTGACTGCGCCGAGTGATCTTACTGATGTCGCATGGATAATTAGAAACGGAACGATTTCTGAAAACGTCACGATAGCACCGGACGGAACGCTTACCGCTGATAAGATAACCGAAGACACGTCAACCAACGTACACGGCGTCGAACAGGCGGAAGCATCATCGAGCGGGACTTGGACTTATAGCGCCTTTTTGGCCCCGGCAGAAAGAACTTTTGCCATCATTGGTATTACGGACAACACAACGGGTCAAGCTGAGATGACCGTTAATCTCAATACCGGCGAGACTGTACTAAATCCAAGCACCGGGGCGTGGACGGGTGTAACTGGCAAGGCAGAGAGGGCGAGCGATGGTTTTTGGAGGGCTTATATAACCGCCACACAAGGAGCCGGGACAGCAATCAACGCAAGGACCTTAGTTGCCAATGATGCAGGGCTGCGCTCTTATACTGGTGATGGGGTTTCCGGTATTTACGCATGGGGGGCACAATTAGAAAACGCCTCTTTCCCATCATCCTATACAGAAGGAACACGCGATACCGACAGCGTAAAAACCCATCTATCAACCGTACCCGGCTTTCCGACGGACGGTTCTGGCTTTTCGATGTACTGGTTCGGTCATACCGCGCCGGGGATTGGCGGATCGCAGTGGCTGAATACGTTAGATGACGGCACAACGGTGAATTTTGCAACATTATACCGTCGGGCCTCAGACAACGTTTTGGCTTTGACAAGCTATGTAGGTGGTGCACCGCAAGCGGGGATTATCGGACCCTCTGTACCTGATGAACATCACGTTCATATGGCAGCAACAGTGCAATACAATAACACGTCCCTAGTGCTTGCGGTCGAAGATATGAACCTTGGAAATGGATTAGGTAAGTCTATCCTCGTTGGAACTGACACAAATTGTGCCGTTCCGTCGGGACTGACAACATTGATTGACCAGAACCGATCTGGTTTGGCTAGTCCCGGCGACGGCATTACCGAGCGCTCGGGATTATTTATCAATCCAAAATCGGTTGCCGAACTCATGGCATTTTGTGATTTCCCATAAGGAGGAAAGAACATGCTTACTTACAAATATTTGCGGGCAGACAGCGAAGCGGCCTTGATCGCGGCACTGCCGTTTGCGCGTAACGAAACCGAGATCGAAGGCGGTGAATGGCTGACCAAAGGAAAGGGCTGGTCACTGGATGTGATTGGCAAATTGCCCGACCCGGCGCAACCGGGCGAGTACGAAGCGGAGACCGGGGCGGAAATCACCCCCCAAGGATGGCTGCCGGGCTTTCACGCCAACATGATCGTGAAGCAGACCTTTGCCGAAACAATTCCCAATGAGATCGTAATCGATAATCCTAATACACCACAACGAAAATGGGCAGGGCAACCGTCATGAGTATTCAATATCATATGAAAATGGCACTTGATGCCGTCAGAAACCGTTTTGCCGAAGTTGTTCCTGCCGGGGGTGTGATAACCGCGATGATTGCAGGTGGCGCAGTCACGCTAGATAAAGTTGCTATAGAGGTTCTCTCGGTAGCCTACCCGGTCGGTAGTTTGTATCTCAGTGTAAGCGACACAAGCCCTGCGACGACGTTTGGGTTCGGTACATGGGTGGCTTTTGCGCAAGGCCAAGCGTTGATCGGTGCGGGAACATTTACCGATAGCAATAGCGAAGCGCGAACGTTTGCTGCCGGGGGTCAGGCGGGCGAATACAGTCATACCCTTACTGAAGCTGAAATGCCGTCGCACATACATCCCGGAGGTGTGGGCGCCTACGATGGTTCGCAGAATACGGGGGGTAGTGCTCCGCACGGGGTGACCTCTAGTACCGGGTCTACGGGCGGAGACGGTGCCCATAATAACATTCAGCCGTCGATAGCCGTCTATATCTGGCAACGGACGGCTTAACTGTCGAGGCTTTATGGCTACGGAATTAACCTTAAGCGTAACTGAGGCGGCCAGCGGGCTGGTGGCAACCGGTGTTCTCGTAGCGACAATAGTCACGGCGATTGTGCGCCGCCTAGCTGCTACAAACGCCAATGTGGACGCGCGCATAGACGCTTTAAGGGAAGCAGATACCAAAGCCAAGGCTGAGATATTCTCCGTCATCGATCGCCATAAAATCGAACACAGAACAGAATTTAACAAAGTGTGGGACCGGTTCGACGCTCTTGCGGGGACGTCAGCTTCACAACGCGAGTTGCAGGCTGTGGAGCGCAAAGTCGAAATACAGTACGAGCGCATTGACAGCAAGCTGGATCGCATATTTGAGATCATGCCGCATATTGCAGCGCATGAGGCGCGCATTAAGAACCTGGAAAACGTCATGAAAGGCGAGTGACATGGACCCCTTCGATAATCCGGACCCCGTAGATAGCCTGGCCCGTACTTTATACGGCGAGGCCAAGGCGTATAGCGAGCAAGACGCATACGCGATCGCAGATGTTGTCATGAACCGCGTGAACCTGCCGAACTGGCCTTCAACCGTGTCGCGTGTGTGCAAACAGGATTACCAGTTTTCTTGCTGGAACACCGGAGACCCTAATCGGGAACGCATTGTTAGCGCGGCGCGTGGCGATAATGCATGGTTTGATAAATGCTATGATATCGCCAAAGCTACCGTTGAAGGGGGTCCGTTCGGCGTCACGAAGCGCGCAACGCATTACTGCACCCCGGCAGTTAAGGCCAAGACCTATTGGGCCAAAGGCAAGACACCGTGTGATATCACTGCCGGGCATTTGTTTTTTAACGACATTGACACGCCGCCGCCGTCTAACGCGACAGAAGCTCTTGACCAGCAGCGGCCACTACACAAGACGCGTACAGTTAAAGGTTCGCAGCTGGCTGGCGCCGCTGGCAGCATCGCGGCTGTCACCGGTGTGGCGTCAGAGCTTGCTCCGGCATTACCCGTGCTGAATTGGGTGCGGGACAATCTGCCATTCGCGTTGATGGCATTCGGCGTAATTGTTCTGCTGGGCGCAGGGTATGCAGTTTACGCGCGGTGGGATGACCGGCAGAAAGGTCGTAACTAGCATGTCTTTTTTGGCGATACTCACGAGCAGACTTGGCGGCTATATAACCGCGGCAATTGCCGTTATCGGGCTGTTAGCTGGCGTATACCGGGCGGGAAAGAAATCCGCCCGGACAGACAGCGCAGAAACGCAACTGGAAAACGTAAAGGTGCGAAATGAGATTGATCAGAGCATCGCTCGCGCTAAGCCTGGCAGCAGCCGTGAGCGCCTGCGCAACGAGTGGTCCCGTGATTAACTCAGGGTGCGAGTGGGCCTTTCCGATTTACACGTCGAAAGACGATATCCTGACCGACGGGACAGCCGATCAGATACTGGCGCTCGACGAAGCGTGGAAAAAGGTTTGTAAGTGACAACAAGGTCCGGCATAAACCCGATAACCAAAAAGCGCTACGCATGGGAAGACGCGCAAGCGGCCAAGCACGCCGACGAGACGGCGCTCGCAGACCTGCGCAAACAAATTCAGCTTCTGGAGCGCCAGAAGGCCATTCAAGAGGCGCGCGAAGACCTGTTGCGCTTCACGCAGTTCACCATGCCGGACGCCGAAGACCCGAACGACGTTAACCGCTCGCGCTATGAGGCCGCACGGTTTCACAAAGCGGTGGCCCAGGGGCTGGAAGAAGTTGAGCGTGGCGATGTGCCGCAGCTCATATTCTGCATGCCACCGCGCCACGGCAAAACGGAACTGGCGACCAAACGGCTGTCCGCGTGGTATAGCGGGCGTCACCCAGAGCATGACATTATCGTTGCCGCTGCTGGCGATGACCTGGCTAAAGACTTTGGCGGCGATGTGCGCGCTATCATGGCAACGCCACAATACCGGCAGGTATTCCCGGAACATAAATTGCGCCGGGGCGGCACGGCCAAAGATAATATTCAGACAACCAAGGGCGGGCGCTTGATATTCGCGGGCCGCGGTGGCCAGATCAACGGGCGCGGTGCGCACTTGCTGCTTATCGATGACTTGTACAAAGACGCCGAAGAAGCTGCGTCTCAGACCATCCGCGATAAAGCGTGGGAGTGGTTCACCAAGGTCGCGCTTTATCGGCGCATGGGCAAGCGCCTGACCATCATCACCATGACGCGCTGGCATAGCGACGACATCATCGGGCGGCTCACAGACCCCGAAAACCCCTGCTATAACGAGCAGGAAGCCCGGGAGTGGAAAATCATTCGGCTGCCGGGGTTGGCAGAGGACGATGACCCGTTGGGCCGCGCGCCAGGCGAGGCACTGTGGCCGGAAACACGGCGAGACGGCACCAGGTATGATGAAGCGTACCACAAGGCCAACCAGCGGCGTGACCCGCTAGGCTTTGCCGCCCTGACGCAGCAGCGCCCTACTGTGGCTGACGGTATCTTGTTCCGGCGTGAAACTGCACAGTTCTATCGCACGAGTGAATTGCCGGAAACCCTGCGGTTCTACTGTGCAAGCGACCACGCCGTCGGTGAAAAGCAGCGAAACGACCCGACGGTGCTGCTAAAAGTTGGCGTGGACCAGCAAGACAACATTTATCTGCTCGACTGCATATGGAAGCGCATACCGACGGACGAAGCGGTAGAGGCGATGCTCACGATGGGCGGCGGTAACATGGCCCCGCTGATCTGGTGGGCTGAACGCGGCCACATATCGAAATCTATCGGGCCGTTCTTGCGCAAACGCATGCAAGAGACAGGAACATACATAAACGTTGTTGAAGTCACACCGATCGGCGATAAAAGTGCGCGCGCCCAGTCTATCGCGGCCCGGTTCGCCATGGGTAAAGTGCTGATCCCGCGCGATGCGTGGTGGGCCGAAAAGGCACTCAATGAAATGCTGGCGTTTCCAAACGGAACGCATGATGACTTTGTGGACGCTTTGGCTTATATTGGCCTAGGTCTACAAAAGCAGGTGCGCGCGGCAGGTCCGGCAAAAGAACCGACGGAGCCTAAATTCGGCACGCTGGCATGGGTTAAATACATGGATAACTGGAAACGGCAACAGGCAGCGAGCCAATCTCGCGGAGGGTTTTGATGGTTATGGAGACAGACGACAGCCAACTTGGCATGCAGCCGGAAGACACTGGCGGCGAAGTCGTGGTTGATGAAAAAGTCGAAGCCGCCCGGCGCGCGCGGCTGGTGTCCCGTATCGCCCAGACCATTCGCGGCGATAAGAAATTCCACGAAAAGGCCTTCGATAAGATGCGCGAGGATATGCAGTTTGCGCGGCGCGGGGCCGACAAAGCGTGGATAGATGACGCCAAGTATACCGCTAACATAACGGGACGGCACGTCCGCCAGAAGACCAACGCGCTGTACGCCAAAAACCCACAAGTCATGGCGCGCGCGCGGCAGCGCCTCGATTATGAAATGTGGGATGGCTCGCCAACATCGATCCAGGCAGCAATGGGCGTTATACAGAACGCTACGGCTATGTCTTCTGTATCGGCTGAACCTTTGCCACCCGAAGAGGAAGCCGCGCTCAACGAAGCAAATGCCCTGCTTGCAGATATCCAGCAAGGGTATGCGCGCGAGCAGATGGTTAAGAAGTTCGGTAAGACAATGGAGATACTGTTCTCCCAGTACATGGACACGCAAAAACCCCTTGACTTCAAAATGGCGCTAAAGCGTACCGTGCGCCGCACTTGCACCACAGGCGTCGGGTATTGCGAGGTTAATTTCCAGCGGGAAACAGGCCCGGCCCCCGTGACCACGGCGCGGCTGACCGACGCCCGGGGGCGGCTGGATCACTTGCGCCGGTTACAGGAAGATACGGTAAGCGAGGATGACAAAGGCGACATGCAGGCGGAGATAAGCGAGCTGGAGCTGGCTGTCGCGTCGCTAACGCAAGAGCCGGAGATCGTCTTGCACGAAGGCCTGTCCTTTGATTTTCCCAGCAGCACAAAGGTCATACCTGACAGGCTGTGTAAGTCCCTAGTGGGTTTTATCGGGGCGCGCCATATAACCCTCGAATACCCGTACACGGTGGACGAGGTCAAAGAGGAATTCGGCGTCGATCTGGGGTCAAAGTTCACACCGTACAAATCTGACGAAACAGACGGTGCTGATGCAGACGGTGACGGGGCTGGCGATCTGGAACACAGCGACGATGCAGACGCCCGTAAAGGCAGTGGTATGGTCTGCGTGTGGAAACATTACGACAAGCCAAGCGGGCTGGTATATTACCTCGTGGACGGCCATGACGATTTTCTGCGCACTCCGGCGGCTCCTGATGTGTTCGTGAGTGATTTCTGGCCGGTTTATGCCTTGACGTTTAACGACGTCGAAAGCGAAGAACATCTATTTCCGCCTTCGGATGTCACCCTCATACGCGATCAGCAGCAAGAACTTAACCGGTCTCGTCAAGGGCTTCGGGATCATCGGTACGCGGCTCAGCCGCGCTGGGGTGTTCGAAAAGGCGCGCTTGACGAGGCTAACGACGTACCACGACTGATGAACGCGAAGCCGTTCGATGTGATATCGCTGAATTACAGCGAAGGCAAACTCGCTGATTTGCTGGAAGCGATACCGGTCCCCGGCGTGGACCCTAACCTTTATGAGACAGGGCCCTTTTTTAGCGACGCCCAGCTAACTGTCGGGGCCTCGGCATCGCGGCTTGGCGGTACATCCAAATCCACGGCCACCGAGGCTGCTATTGCCGAAGGGTCCGCAACCGAGGATGACGCGAGCGGTATCGATGATCTCGATGCCTATTTGTCTGTCATCGCGCGCGCGGCCAGCCAGATACTCGTCCGTGAAATGTCCGCAGAGCAGGTGGCAAAAATGGTTGGCCCGGGGGCTGTATGGCCGGGCCTGACAGAAGGCTTCGACATTTCGCGTGAAGACCTGATGGACGAGTTGTGGCTGGAGGTCGCAGCTGGCTCCACAGGCAAACCGAACAAAGCCGTAGAAACCAACAACTGGAAAATTCTGGCCCCGATATTAATGCAGACGCCCGGGGTTTCGCCTAACTGGTTGGCGCGTGAGACGATCCGCCGCATGGACGACCGCGCCGACCTTAACGAGGCCCTCATGGAGAACATGCCGGCCATCGTCGCGATGAACAGAAATGCACAGCTTATGGGCCAAGACCCGCAAGCTGACCCCAACGCCCAGGGCGCAGAAGGTGGGGACAAAACGTCAACCCCGTCAGCGCCCGAAGGCACCGACGCTGCTTTTGGCAGTAACCAAATGTAGGTTTTGTCTTCCAACAAAGACAAACACATGATACAAATAACCGACACCAAAGGAGATACCATGCCCGAAACGGACGCTAATATGGCTGCAACTTCGTCCGAAGCAGCCGAAGCACTGGACGAAACTGTCGTTGACCAGACCGACGCCGTAGAGGCAGCGGATGGTCAGACCGACAGCGGCGCGAAGTCGTCCGACGCGCAGGAAGAAGAGGTTGAACGTTCAACGCTCGATGTCATCCGGGACGTGGCGAAAGCCGACGGCGAAGATGGTGACGACGAAGAACCTGAAAAGGCCTCTACCGCCAAAGAGCCTGAAAAGGCAGCGGAAAGTGAAACTGACACCGGTGAGACGGACGAAGAGAATTTCTCTGATGTTCCGTTCCACGAACACCCGCGGTTTAAGCAGCTGTTACGCCAGCGCGACGGTTACAAGGCTGAAGCAGGCGAATACAAGAAGATCACGGCCTTCATGGAAGAAAACCAACTGACCGGCCAAGAGGCGGCAGAAGGTTTTCAGATCATGGCGGCCATGAAATCTGACCCGGCGAAAGCCTGGGAACTGTTGAAACCGCATGTCCAGGCCGTGCTTACGGCTGCGGGCGAGGTGTTACCTCCTGAGCTGGAACAGCGCGTGCAAGCCGGAGAACTCTCCCGGGAAGCGGCGCTGAATTGGTCCCGCGACCGGGCACGCGTCGGATCATACGAAGCCCAGCAGGCGCAGCTACAGCAACGGATGCAGCGGGAGGCAGTGGCGCAACGCGCGTCAGCCGTTCGCGACGCCGCCGAGCAGTGGCAGCGCGGACGTCAGGAACGCGATCCGCGATTTGGCGACAAAGTGGAACTGCTTCAACGCGAAGTCGCGTTTTTGCAGGCGACAGAAGGCCGACCGGACACGCCAGATGGCGTTCGGGCCCAACTCCAGAAAGCTTACGATGCTGTAAGTTCACGGATGACGGTTCCGGCAGCTCCGGCACAGCCAGCGCCAGTTGCAAAGCGACCCGTCACGGGCAGTTCAGTGTCTTCGGCCAACGCTCGGCCCGAACCGCAAAGCACGCTCGATATCATTGAGCAGGTGGAAGCGGCCTCGCGCGCCGGGTAACATTCGGACAGTGAAAAATGGCAGTTACCCCTGACGTCCTTGAGAGCATCAACAACGGTGTTCTCGCGAATTACATCAAAAAAGGCACGGTCTTTAAACAGAACGTGCAGAACAAACCCATGCTTCGCGCATTTGATGCCGCGCGCGGCAAGTTTGCAGGCGGCAAAAACGTCGTCTCGCTCGGCGTTAAGTCGGGCCAGGGCGGCGGCTCCCTTACCGG